TCATGCTGAGGAAGAGCGTGTTCGTGCTTCCGAGAAAGCCGCTGAAGAAAAGCTGGGCGAACTGTCCCTGAACTAGGTCCGAGCCGACGAAGTAAAGGGGGAGCGATCCCCCTTCTTTTTCGCTGCTACAACCATACATTGTAAACGACTTTTGGAGTTCTCCTCATGGCACAGCAAAAATTACCGGACGTGGCTCCTCGAACTGTTCGAGTCCACATTCCCACATATAATGCAATCCTGGAGTTTTTCCGTTTGTCTCCCTCTGGCCTTCGCGGCAGTGATGCAATCCGTCAAGTTCTGATGCAATTCGGCAAGTACTGCGAAGATCAGATGAAAGCCGGGCGCACGGCTTCCACACGTGACCTGATTGAAGCTGAGAAGACCTTTCACCGTATTATGGATGGAGGCGCACCAACCAAAACCGAAGAGGAGTCTATTCATAATGACTGAAGATCCGGCTACCGAGTCCGACTTCACACAAACCCTCAACGATCTGTTGACTTCAGCCGCTGCCGAGTGGTCTACTGAACATCGGCTCAAGCTAGTTGAAGCCCTTCGTACTCAACGTGAGCGCTGGAACCAAGAGCAAGCAAGTGGTTCTAAGAAGCGTGTCACTAGCAAGCAAATTAACGCCCCAAAACAGGGTAAAAAGAAACTGGCTCTTGATGGCCTGAAGATTTAAACCCAAACTACTACTCGAAGGAGTATATCATGCCTAAACACACTGTTCACATTTGCACAACTTCCCCCGCACGTTTTCTCCGTGGCTTGAATGCAGGTCAATTATCGACCTTCAGCCTTGTCGCCTGGGAAAGCGATGATATTCCATCTGGCTGGTTTAAACTTGGCAGTTGGGTAGTCGATACGGAGATTATCAACATCGAGCAGCTGACCCTGAAAGCCTTGGCCAGCCTTGATGATGAGGAAACCACACTCCGAGCTGAGTTGCACGATAAGCTCACAAAGATTGAAGAGACCCGACAGTCTATTCTTGCCCTGCCGCATATTATAGAAAAAGACTAATGAAGGAATCTCATAACCAACCAAGGTTCATCTTTGCTGTACCTGAAGTGCTCTACGGGGGTATCTTCGATATGAAAGTCTGTGTCCCTACAGACTGGACTGACGAGCAAGTGTTAGATTTTGCTGGTGAGGAATATCCCTGTGGCACCACCAATGGCTGGTTCATTCGTAGAGAGGGCGATAAAGCCCTTTTAGGCGATCCTGAACGACAGCCTTGTGCCGACCGTGAAGGTTGCGTACATATAATGCTTGACGCATAACGGAGAATAAAAATGAAGGAAGCAAAGTATTTCAGGAAAGGCAGGACTATTCGTGGTCCATCTGGTGATATAACATACTCATCAATCAACGAAGCCAAACGTGAGTGTCGTGTACTCACAGCAAGTAACGGCCTGGGTTCTGTGCGTGTAGTCGATGCCATGCCTGCCAAGGCCCAAGCCGCATGAGAGACCTCGCAACTCTAAAAGTTGGGGATAAGGTGTACTACCAACCAAAGCACTACCAGCCCTATATCTGGGAAAATGGCATGATAAAGGAAATTCCAGACTTTGCCACAGACCCAGACGCAGAGAACGGTTATAACTGTGTCCGGGTAGTGTACCATTGCTGTGGAGACTGGCTCAATTTTGACAACTACACCAGCGCACTCACTAACATCAAAGACCTGACCGAAGGGTGGAGACACTAATGCTGCAATTCTATAATCCTTGGACAGATGAAATCCTCAATGAAGGGGATGAAAATGACCACAAGCTTATCCCGCTCGGCAACCCCTACCAAGAGGGTGAGAATACGTCCATGAAGGACGGGATACAATTCGCCTGGGATAATACTTCAATCGGTTGGTATAAAACCTGCCCTCGAAAGTATTATTTCCACATGATCCAGGGCTGGACATACAAAGTCATGCCACCGCCTCTTGCCTTTGGAATCTATATTCACCGACTGTTCCAGACTTGGCACCAATTACTCGCTTCTGGCATGGATAAGACTGAATGCTTGCTTCGCTGTGTCAAGCTGGCCGGACTCCTGGGTGAGAAGCTTCCCTCGGGTGATACAGCTCGACAGAAGGAACAGCTCGTCCGTGCGTTTGTCTGGTATGTTGAGCAATTCTGGGAGGATGCAGCCAAGACTGTGATTCTCTCCGATGGTACACCAGCCGTAGAATACTCGTTTACCCTACCTTTCTTCGAGCACAATGGGCAACAGGTGTATCTGTGCGGCCACATTGATCGCTATGCTGAGTGGCAGGGTCAGGTTATGGCCTGCGACTACAAATCTACCAAGTACGGACTTGATCGTAGGTTCTTTGAGAAGTTCAAGCCCAACGCACAGTTTGCTACTTACTCAGCAGTTTCCCACATTATCGCAGCAGAGACTCATGAACTGCCTGCTGCTGATGGTTTAATGCTTGATGCTGTTCAGCTTGGTGTGAATTTCAACCGCTATCAGCGCCAGGTGGTCCCCTTCTCTCTGGAAGAGGTTAATGAACACATCAAAGGTATGACATTCTGGATTACTCGTGCTCGTGAAAGTGCTGAAGAAGGGTACTTTCCTGCTAACGAGGAGTCTTGTGGTAACTATGGAGGCTGCGAGTTTCGTGGAATCTGTTCTAAAGCACCTGCCCGACGAGAAGATTATCTCCGAGGGCACTTTGTGAAGAAAACCTGGGACCCCTTGAAGTCCCGATAACCCCAACTACCTAAGGAAATACCTATGTCTAACATACCACAAGCAAGCGCTGGTGTAAGTGTCAGCCGTCCAGCCCAAGTGCAGCCTAACAAGCCCACAGCACTTGCTCTATCTATCGGCTCTATTGATCTGGTAACTAACAGACTAGTCAATTTAGTTGCACGACTGGGTAACACTGACACTCCAGACAACGCAAAGACACCTGAAGTATGTGATAATCTGAGCTTCTTGCTCAATGAGGGACATATGCTTATAGATGATAAGCTGAGTACCCAGGGTAAGTATCTCGACGAAATCGAAAGCATTCTTTTCGGTTAGACAGTCGTTTGACAATCAACCGCCGGTATGTTATACTGGTTATACAACTCAGAAATGGGAGGGCAGAAATGCCAAAACTCGAACTTACAACCTCAGCTCCGTTTATCAAGATGATGTTCCTCGGCTACTCTGGCGAGGGTAAATCTTCCGCTCTTGTTCCACTCTCTATTCCCGGCTTCCGTGATGGTCCAGGCTATGAACTTCGTTGGTTGGACTTTGATGGAAAGGCAGAAGAAACGATACGCTCTACTCTGGCTCGCCTTCGTCGGGAAAAGAAAATCACTGACGAGCAGTACAAAATCGCCTTGACTGAAAACAATGACGTTATAAAATGTACCGAGTCAACTGGTATTGTGACTGCTCGTGAGGGTAAGAAGACGATCAAGAAGATTGGTGTCTCCGGTCCTGCGACATCCTGGCCCAATGCGGTTAAAGCCCTCGGTGCCTGGGAACGCTCGTGGGATGATACCAAGATTCTTATCGTTGATTCCTTTACTTTTGCTGTTCAAGCTATGGTCAAGTATGACCAGGAACTGAATGGCCGAGCTAACCAAACCCTCAAGTGGCAAGAGTTCCAAGGCCCGCAAGCTATGGCTGAAACTCTTATGACACTTGCTGGCGATCTGCAGACCAACGTAATCGTTACTGGCCACCAGGACCCCCTGGAACTTTATAAAGCTACGGACCAGAAAGACGACAAGGGTGTGCAGGTCGAAGAACTCGTGGATACCTTAATGGTTCCTATCTCAATTGGTCGAGCAGGGCGCATGAAGTTGCCCGCTCGTTTTAATCATCTCCTGCTTGCGACTTCCGAAGGCTCAGGGGATGCTACGAAACGGTGGATTTACACCAAGTCTCGCAAAGGGGTAGTGACTAAGACCCCATACTTCGGTACCTGTGAGGGTCGATACCCAATTGAGACTGGGCTCGTTGACTATTTCAAGTTGCGAACCCGACTTGCAGGTGAAGGCTAAACAACCTAACGAAGGAAACAAGATATGCCTATACCTAAGACGAAGTGGCAACAAGCACTTGACGCACGGACTCCTATGAAACAGAAGAGAGAACTTCAAACCGCTCTTCAGCTTCGTCGGGAGAAAGTATCCATTAACCTTGGCGGCGGCAGGTCTTATTCTGTCAGGCGCGCATCAATAATCGGCTACCTGCGACCCAAGTGGCCTCAAGTAACGAGGTACACTATCTAAGTTTATAGTCAAACCGTATTGCTACTTGGATTCGGGCAAAGTAGCAATACCCTTAACTCCGCCCGTAATAACTATGAGGATAAACAGATGCCATCTGTAAACGATCTTTTAAAAACCAGCGGCTCGGCCTTCAAAGCTCCGCCTCGCTTCCCTGCCGGTAACTATATCGTAGTCATTCAAGGCTATGAGATGCTGCCATTCGCATGGAAGAACTCCGGTGTATATGGCTTGGCCTACGTGCCTACCATCCGTTGCATTTCCAGTGTTGAAGCTGACGATGACTCGAACCCGGATTTGCAGGCAGAACAACAAGCAGGTCTTGACACCTACGGTAACTGGACGGAGAAAGACTTCCACTTCCAGTACAAGGACAAGGAGACTGGTGAGAACCGTGCCACTGTTTCTGAGATAAACTACCCTATCATCGAGACCGATGAAGATGGGGATGCTCAAGGAATCTTGGAGAAGCACGCCTGGCGGTTCTTCATGCGTGAAGATGATGGAACTGAAACTGGTTTCGTTGTTGACATCCTGGGTATGTCTGATCTGGCTGATAAAGAGCTGGGTGAAATTATGGAAGAGACTGTCGGCAAACAGTTCATGGTGCAGTTTGACTATGAGCCTAATCAAGACCCGAGCCGTCCGCCAAACTTCATAATCTCTAGCAGCACTTGCTTGGCGTAAGCTGAACCTTTTGCGTCCTTCCCTTCGGGGGAGGATTCTCAAGGGAGGGCCTTTGCTAGAGGGCGGTTTCACTCCTAATGTACTGTCCTACATGACTAACAAAGGCCCTCCACTTGAGAGTTCAGAGACACTTCTGGCCGCTGTACTCTTATAAAAACCTATTCCATAAGGAGTCACAAATGTTTTCAAACCGAGTAGTTCTTGTTCCACTATCTGATGTTGTAATTGAGCGCAACAAACGCCAACGGACTTCCATTACACCGGAGTCTGTTTTAGAATTGGCTGAGTGTATTGGCACCAGTCAGTGGATTGCACCTATCCTAATTGATCAGGATACCAACAGAATTGTAGCTGGTGAGCGCCGTTACACAGCCACCACGTTACTTAACGATGCTGTCAATGGAAAGTATTCTGCTTTCGATGATCCAGAGGCAGCTAAGAAGATTCTTTATCCAGTTCAGACCTGTAAGGTAGAGTCCTGGCACAACTGGTCGAAGATACCTGCCCAACTTGGCAGCAACTTCACCGATCTTGACTTGCTTTCTTACGAGTTTATCGAGAATCACCAGCGAGAGGACTTGACTTGGCAGGATAAAGCCAAAGCAGTCTATCGAATCCATGCCGAGGGAATCAAAGTTGAGGGCAGTGATTGGAATAATGCAAGGAGTGGTAAGACAACCGGGCTTGACCACTCGACCATAGCCAAGTATTTAAAAGTTTGGCGTCCAATGGAGGACGAACCAACCCCGGAAGTCCAGCTTATCGTCAACGAGTCTCCCACTCTCAATGCAGCTCTCCAGTCTTTGAACCGCTATATCAGC